GGCCGGTTTGTGGACCGATCGGGCCACGGGGGGTGGCGGTGATATTTTCGACCTGATCGCGGCCCACCTCGGTGCCAACGTCCAGTCTGACTTTGCCCGCGTGATGGCCAGTGCCTCTGATCTGCTTGGTCGCGCGCACACCGCATCGGTTCGCAAGGCCAAACCGGCGGCGTCCACCGACGATCTCGGCCCTGCCACCGCCAAGTGGGACTACCTGGATGCCACTGGCAAGCTCATTGCTGTCGTCTACCGCTACGACCCTCCAGGCCAGCGCAAGGAGTTCCGGCCCTGGGATGCGCGCAAACGCAAGATGGCCCCACCCGATCCAAGGCCGCTGTACAACCAGCCTAGTTTAATCAAGGCAGATCAGGTGATTTTGGTTGAGGGAGAAAAGTGTGCCCAAGCCCTGATCGATGTCGGGATTGTGGCCACTACGGCCATGCATGGGGCCAGCGCGCCGGTCGATAAAACCGACTGGAAGCCTCTGGCGGTAAAACATGTACTGATCTGGCCAGACAAGGACAAGGCGGGCTGGCTATATGCAGACAAGGCTGCTCAGGCCGTGCTGGACGTAGGTGCGCTGTCCTGCGCCATTTTGTACCCGCCCGAAGACAAACCCGATGGATGGGACGCAGCCGATGCTATTTCCCAGGGGTTTGATGTGGCTGCCTTTCTGGCCAATGGCGCGCGTATGCACGTGCAGTCGGCAGCGGACGAACAAGCACAAGCCGCAGTTGAAAGCGATGCCCCACAGTCACTGGATGAGGGTGCAGCGAGTGGCGATACAGCAGTTTGGGGCACTGAGGATGCGCTGGCGCTGACTTTTACCCGGCGCTACAAAAATGACTGGCGCTACGTTGCGGCGTGGGGCAAATGGCAGATGTGGGACGGGCTTCGCTGGCGCAGTGAGGATACTTTGGCCGCATCGGACCTAGTACGCCACGTCTGCAGGCACGCCTCGCTCAAAGCGGCCAGTCCTAAAACGGCGGCCAAACTGGCCGGCGCCAGCACCATTGGCGGCGTTGAGCGCCTGGCGCGGGCTGACCGCCGACATGCCGGAACCACGGATGAGTGGGATGCCGACATCTGGTTGATCAACACCCCGGGCGGTGTGGTCGATCTGCGAACAGGGCGCATGCGGGCTCATAGCCGAAGTGACAAGATGACCAAGATTTGCACCGCCACGCTGCGGCCAGGGGGCGCGTGTCCGACGTGGATGGCGTTTTTGTCGGATGTAACTGCAGGCGATACCGCCATGACTGGCTACCTGCAAAAGGTCTTCGGCTACTGCCTGACGGGCTCCACCCAGGAGCATGCGCTGTTCTTTTTGTACGGGACGGGTGCCAACGGCAAGTCGGTGTTCGTCAATACGCTTTTTACTATCTTGGGAGATTACGCAGCCAATGCGCCGATGGATACCTTCATGGAGTCCAGGGGCGACCGCCACCCGACCGATCTGGCGGGCCTGCGCGGAGCACGCTTTGTGGGGGCCACCGAGACAGAGCAGGGACGGCGCTGGAACGAATCCAAGATCAAGGAGATCACTGGCGGGGACAGGGTTTCTGCGCGCTTCATGCGCCAGGATTTCTTCACCTACTTGCCCCAGTTCAAGCTGTTGATCGCAGGCAACCACAAGCCTGCTATTCGCAATATTGATGAGGCCATGCGCCGAAGGCTGCACCTGGTGCCGTTCACGATCACCGTGCCGCCAGAAAAGCGCGACAAGGACCTGCAGAACAAACTGCTGGCCGAGCGCAACGCTATCTTTGAGTGGGGCGTGCAGGGCTGCTTGGCATGGCAGCGCGAGGGCCTGGCATTGCCAGAGAGTGTGGTCAGTGCCACCAAGGAGTATTTCGAGGCTGAGGATGCCTTGGGTCGCTGGCTTGAGGAGCGCTGTGTGCGTGTGCCCAGCGCCAAGTCACTGACCACAGAACTGTTCACGGACTGGAAGCAGTGGGCCGAGGCTGCGGGTGAGTTTGTCGGCCCACAGCGGCGCTTCTCCGATCTGCTACTCACCCGTGGGTTGGAGAAATGGCGCAACTCGGTGGGCTTGCGGGGGTATCAGGGCGTGGGTTTGAAAGAACAAACGCGCCCCAGTTACACGCCCTATGCGGACAACTGACATGCCGACGCACAAAAAGGACGTCCATCCACTGACGCTGCCGACGCACACATGGACCAGCAAAAGCTGCGTCGGCTGTGTCGGCTACGTCAGTCAAAACAGCAATCTGACGCAGCCGACTTTGCCCAAGCTTAGTTCCTCACACGTGAGGCATGACGCGCAGGTTATGGAAGGTAACCGTAGGCAGCGTCGGCTGCGTCAGGAAACCCATTTTTTAGAAAAAAACATGAGCCACACCACCACACTTTGCCTTGACCTGGGCACCACCACGGGCTGGGCTATGCGCGCACCCGAGGGCCAGATCGCCCACGGCTTTGTCAGCTTTAAGCCTCAGCGTTTTGAGGGCGGTGGCATGCGCTACTTGCGCTTTCGCCGCTGGCTCACCGAGATGAAGGCCAGCGTGACGAACACCCCTGGCACCCACGGACTCCAAAGCCACCAGGAGCCCATTGGCGCGGTTTATTTTGAAGAGGTGCGCCGTCACCTCGGCGTGGACGCCGCGCACGTCTACGGCGGCCTGCTTGCCACGCTCACCGCCTGGTGCGAGCACCACCAGATCCCCTACCAGGGCGTGCCGGTGGGCACGATCAAAAAACACGCCACCGGCAAAGGCAACGCAGGCAAGGCCGAAGTCATTGCCGCCATGCGTGCCAAGAGCCACCCCGTCACCGACGACAACGAAGCCGATGCGCTGGCGCTGTTGCACTGGGCTTTGGAGACCCAAGACCAAACCGAAGGTCAAACCGAACATCAAGGCGGCACAACATGAAATGTCCACAACCGAACTACACATCGCCCCTGGGGCGTATGCAGCCCGTGGTCACCGATCTGGACGCCATCAAACGCAGCGGCTGGCAGGACCAGCACATCTTGGTGGTTTGCGACGCCGATGAACGCCTGGACTTTTTGGAGCGCCAACTCATTCGCCGCATTGGCGATCGACTCTATGGGAGCGCTCGCCATGAATAATCACAAGCCCCAATGGTGCGCTGACAATGTGACGGCGCGCTTTCAGGCCGCCGTTGTCACTGGCCGGCGCTTACCGCCGGTTCGGGTTCAAGGCTTCTTCAACATGTGGCCGCCCATGGTGCGCCAGGGTTGGGAGCGCTTTGCTGACGATGACCGGGTGATTTACTTTCCCCCGTCCCCCGCCGATGTGGATCTAATGCTGCAAGCCATGGGCTGGGTTCAATGGCTGGACGTTGAGAATCGGCACTTGGTATGGATGCGGGCCGACAACTACGAGTGGAATGAAATTGGTCGTCGTTTTGGGTGCTGCCGCACCACCGCATGGCGACGCTGGAAACTGGCCATTGACTTGGTGGTGCTTCGCCTCAATGAGCCACACTCGCCTTCGTCCAAACAAATGGGGCAGGCATAGCAATGCTTGGCTTCAATGTCCTGTTTTTTGGCAGCTTGTCCATTTTTGAGTCATTTTGGCGTGCAACACATCAGGGGGTTTTAGCGTATATTTCAGCTATCTTCTGGACAGACGTGTGAGCAGTGCCAAGCATCACAGCCGCACAACTGGCAGTCAACAAAGACCCGCTTCGAGCATCTCGCTCCCAGCGGGTTTTTTCATTGGTGGACCACTCTTAATGCAAGCTCTTCAAATCCAGTACCGAGCCGTTGAGGCGTTGATCCCTTACGCCAAAAACGCCAAGCAGCACTCGGACGCTCAGGTAGCGCAAATTGCCGCCAGCATCAGCGAGTTTGGCTGGGGCGCGCCGATCTTGGTTGACGGCAAGAACAACGTGATCGCCGGTCACGGGCGTTTGCTCGCCGCCAGAAAGCTGGCGATGAAGGATGTGCCGGTCGTCTCTATGGACCATCTCAGTGACATCCAGCGCAAGGCGCTGATTCTGGCGGACAACAAAATCGGCGAGAACGCATCCTGGGACGATGCCATGTTGGGTCTGGAGTTAGCCGATTTGCAGGAGGCCGGATTTGATCTGAACCTCACGGGCTTCACCCAAGACGAATGGGACGCTCTGATTGCAGGCGATGAAAGCCAAGACGGCTTGACCGATGAGGATGCAGTGCCCGAGGTGAGCGAAGTCCCGGTTTCCAAAACTGGTGATGTCTGGCTCATGGGCGAGCACAAGCTGCTGTGTGGGGACGCCACCAAGGCCGAGGATTACAAGGCGCTGCTGGGTGACGAGTTGGTGGACATGACCGCCACCGACCCGCCCTACAACGTCAACTACGCCAACACGGCCAAAGACAAGATGCGCGGCAAGGACCGCCCGATTCTGAATGACAACATGGGTGCTGACTTTGGTGGTTTTTTGCAAGCGGCATGCCAGAACATGGTAGTGCAACATTCGTTCTGTAATTTCCCCGACCATTGAAACTGAACCTGTTTGGAAGTTTCTGGTTTTGGGATTTTTTCAATCAGGCCCCTGCCAGGCTGCCGGAGGCCCCCCCCCCCCGACAGCAACTGGCAAACCTGGAACAACAGAGAGTACGAATTTCACATGGCCCAAAGAACCC